AACTTTAGTATTGAATCTTCTTTCTATTGCTTCTGATTCATTAAATACAGCTGATGATCGTCCCCAACCTCTAAGTAATTTTAATTTTCCAACTAATTTTTTATCATTGGTACAAACCATACCACCTAAACCTGCAGCAGTTATAATATGTGACGCATAAAAACTTGTAGTCACTAAATCATTGTATTTACCTGTTGTACCATCTTTACTGTCATAATACTTATATCCAATTGTATCTGCACAGTCTTCAATAACTTTTAATCTATGTTGTTTTGCAAAATCATAAATTCTTTCCCAATTACAAACATTTCCTAATAAGTTCGGAACCATAATTGCGACTGTTTTGCTGGTTAAAGCAGTTGCAATATGTTGTAGATTACAAATAAATTCAGCATGCTCAACATCTACAAAATGAGGTATTAATCCACACTGATAAATAGGTGCAACCGTTGTTGCAAACGTTAATGCCGGTGTAATAACTTCACCACCTTTTGGTAAATCTAACGATGCTAGTGCGATTAGGTTAGCGGATGAACCAGAGTTAACCATCACACCATATTTTTTTCCAAAAATTTTTGCTACTTTAGTTTCAAATTCTTTAACCAACGGACCATCCATCAAAGTTAAATGATTTTTTAAAACTTTATTGACTGCTTTTATTTCTTTTTGATCGTAAACTGCGTTTGCGTAATATACTTTATTAACCATAGAAGGTTTCTACAATTAAATGTATGGTTTGTAAATAGATTTTATTTTACCACCTGCTTTTAATTTTTTAAGGTCACCTTTGGTTAATTTAGAATAATCTATATCTTCATATAATTCTAAATGAGGATCTTTTTTAGGTTTTCTAATAAATAAATTTTTGATCCACTTAAACATTATTTTTTACCACCTAGATGTTTTAGTTCAGTAGCCTTAATTCCGTACACAGCTCCCACTACGGCTACCCAAAGTGAAATTATCCACCACGGCATTGTTTGTAATTTTTCAAAATATAAATCTAATTTTTGACCAATCTCTTCATCTTCTGCAAAAACAGAATATGCAAGCAAAAACAAAGGACTTGAGAGCACTAATAAAATAAATTCGTCCTTCCAGTCTCCTTTTTGATTTTTAGCAATCTGACCGGTGTACTCAATCTCTCCTCGTTTCATCTTTTCAGCATGGACGATTTGTGCTTCAGACATAATGATTTCAGATTTCTTTTTATTCTTATAAATCTCTGCACCAGTCTTTAATGCTGTACCAATTAAACTCCAAGGAAACATTAAAATACTCCTTTAAATTTTGTTCCTCTTATTGCAGCTCCACCCCCTCTAGAAAGTTTTACTGGAGGTACTTGTGGATTAGGTCCTCTTTTAGGTGGGGGACCCGAAGATACTCCACCACTTTTTAACGGATAAAAAATAAAATCTTTTAAAAAACTTGAACTACTTGAAGAAGACCCCGTAGTTGTTGGAGCCTTTGTTACGGCAGGTTTAACACAAGGGGGTAAACTTCCGTCAGGACATAAATTTAAACCACCTTTCGTATCTACCTTTGGGGGTTGAACAGGTTTTATTAAACCTGCATCTTTCATATAGTTTTTTCCTTCAGGACTCTTAACATCTAAAGTTTTTCCTGTAGTTTTATAGTAATCTCTTGTTGCAGGTAAACCTGTAGGTTTACCAAATAAAGTTTCTCCTTTAGCTTTTTGAGTTTTAATTTTTGTATCTAATGGATCCACAACTAAATTCTTTAAAAGATTTACAGTCATGAACGGAGTTGGAGTAAATAAAGTTTGTGTAATAGTTTTTGGTTTATTAGTAGTTACTTGTTTATTTCCAGTGTCTTTAAAACTTTTATTTTTATTTATGGCTGCTTGTTTAGTTTGTGCCATTCTATTTGCAATGTCTCTATCACTTCTACCAGGCCTTCCTGTTTCTGTTCCTTTATCTTTACCCATATCGGCACCACCGCCTACACGCTTAATTACTTTTTTAAGCTTACCAGAATTCTCCATGGCATAAAAAACTTGCTCACCCTTTTTCTTGCCATATTGTTCTTTAAATTTTTTCTTTAATTTTTTACCTTTAGCAGTAAGTGGCATTATTTTTTAGCTCCTCTATTTTTAGCTCTTGCTATTTCTAGTTTTTCTTCAGCAACTCTAATTCTTTCAGCTGCTTGGTCTTCATTGTTTTCTAATTTCATCTTCTCTAAATCTAATTTCTCTTCAATTTCATTTTCTTTTATTTCCATATTCATCATACTCTCTTCAGACTTACGTTGTAAATCCATTGCTCTTAAATCTAGTTCTCTTTGTTTCAATGCAACTAGTGGATCTTGTTGTTGACCCATAGCTTCAGATTGTGCAAGTTCCATTGTTAACTGAGCAACTCTTTGAGCAATCATAGATGCTATTTTTATCTCTGCTCCTTCAGGATCAGACTGTAACATTTGTTGCATCATAGGATCATTTTGTATTTGAGCACCAACTTCACCTTGAGCTAACATAGAAACGTGCTCAGAGATGTGGGATTGTAATGCTGCATAAACTTGTGGGTTAATCTGCACCATTCTTGTAGACATAAATGCTCTATGCGCTGCAATATGTGCTTGATGGTCTTGAGTTGGGAAAGCTTTTAGTGGTTTTTGCATAATCGCTTCCATATTCTCGGTTGCAGGGTCTTTTGGCATTGGTCTTTCTTGTGGAATTAGCAATTGATCAATATCTTGAGTCCCCAATGCTTCATATACTCTTCGATATGCTTCTCTTAAGTTGTGCATCATCGGATTTGACATTGCAATCTTCAAATTCTCATTAGCTAACGTTACTCTTTGCGCCATACTCATGATATTTGGGTCTGCAACTGGAATTACATCAACTCTATCGTCAAAATCAGTTTGTTTTACTGCTTGATCTGCGCCATATACTGAATATGGGTAGATTGGTGGCAAGTATGTGCCAAAAACTTTGGCTAAAAGTCTAAATTCTCTTCTCATTGAGTAGTAACATCGCTTGTGAATAGCACTCATGACTCTCGAACCACGTTCTAATAGCGAAACAGTCGTACCTACAGCTCTATTTTGCATGTCATTACCGGTATCCATGTTGGTAATCGCTGCAAATTTCTGTCCTGCTTGTACAACAAAGCCCATTAATTGGTATAATGTAGCTGATGGTTCTTTAAATGGTAAAATTTGGAACTGATCTTTGATATTTCCACCAGGTGCATCGACATCTCTAAACTCTCCTGGCTGAAATGGTTGGTCATCATCTCTAATTCTTATACCTCTAGACTTAAATCCTGCAGGTAAATTCGATAATGTTCCTGCATCAAGTAATTGTCTTAAAGATTGTGTAGCTGTTCTGCTTAATCCACCAATCATGTGAGTTAAACCAAAGCCATAAAAACCTAATCCTGGTAAAAATTTAAAATGTACAAAATATTCTTTTCTTTTTTTGGTCTCATCCATCATATCGTAGTTACGATAGATAGATAAAACTTCTCCACTTCCTTCATCAATCGTTACAATATATGGAATTTTGACTTGTTTTTCTGAATTTTGCATTTCAAATTCTTCTAAATTTAAATCGACATGCATTTCTAATATTTGATAAGAATATTGTTTATCTGTTGAAGGCGTTACTCCTTCTAATTCTTGATATTTCTTTTCTATTTCTGATGGTCCTTTAGAAGTCGGTTTTAATTCAACATCTCTATAAAATCCTGCTTGTTGTTTTTTAAGAATTTCATTCTCACCCATTTTCAATACATGAGTAATTCTTTCACAATCCATTAAGTCGGTTGCATAATACGGTACAACTAAATCTTCTGCAGGTATAAATTTAGATACTGCTCTTTGCATCACTTCATCATAGTAAACTTTTTTGAATGCAGAGCCTGCAAGCGCTAAATAAAATAATAACTGATCAAACTCTGGAGTATACTCTTCCATCTCTTCAGTGATCATGTAGTTCATAAAGTCTTGAACTCTTTGTGCTTGATCTATCTTTTGAGAATCTTCCATTCCAAGAACTCTAGTTCTTACAGGTCCTTGAGACGGGAGTAATTCTTTATAGGCTTGTGCTTGGAATTGTGTAACAGCTTCTGATAAAAGTGGATGGGTCACGGATGCCGAACCTTTGAACGGTCTCGTCATCTCTGTATGCTTAATACCTAGGAGATCTAAATTATTGGTATAAGATGTTTCCCAATCCTTACGTGAGATTCTATCCTTTTTATAATCGTCAAGCAATTCATTCGACATTCTTTGTAGAACATCATCAGACATATCTTCCGCAAGATTCTTGTAGAAGTCTTCTTGTTCAGACATAGCGTCATCCAGTTTTACTGGACCGTCTTCAGTCGTTTCTTCTAACTCGATATCTACTTCTTCTGTCTCAGGAGTCTCAAGCTCCGTCTCAATTGCTTTATCGATTTCAGCCATTAATAAATTTTAGTTTTCTTATTTCTACCTAATTTGCATTTAGCCATAACAGATCCACCAGATTTAAACAAGGGTTTTTCGAATCTAAAACCAAATAATGATGGTCCTTCTGAAACTTTTTTCATACCAAAACCCATATTTTTTCTTCTTTCGTCTGCTGCTTTGTTTGCTGCTTTAAATTTATCAATACTAGATTGTGAAAATTTATTATCTGTTTTAACACCAAACATTTTAAAAGGCCCACTTTGTAAAACATCTTTCTCTACAATTTTACCTGGAACTTTTTTAACTATATCTGGTTTAGCAATTGGTAATTTTGGAGTTTTACCTCTCATAGCTACATCTGAAGTCATTGCTTTTCTAGCTGAAGCCATTTTATCTCCTGCAATACCAGTAGCAGTTTTGCCACCTAACATCCCTAATTTAGATGCACCGATACCTAGAGCCACAGCCGCTAGTATCTTATTTCGTCTTCTTGATTTTTTTGACATGTCTTAATCTCCTAATAATATACGTATTTACGTTCCCTATAACTTTCCATCTCATCCTCGTCAGCATAAGTAGTTATAAAAGAACCTTGCCGATATCTTAACATAGCTTGTGTCGTACTGTCTACATAATCGTCATGTTCGCCATGAGGGAATGCTGCACATTCCTCAATAACTTCTTGAGCCCAATGTTCGTCTCGAGGATAATACACTTGCCCACTTTCGAAAATAGGTGCAGTGGCGTTGACCCGTGAGTGTTTGTCCTGGCCTCGTCCTGGTGTGTAATCCATCACCGGTATCCCCATTCTTCTAAATTCTTGTAATAAACTTTGACCACTGGCTTTCGCCTCAATGATCACGGTCTCTGGATTCCAGTATTTATATTGATCAAGCGCTACCATTTTTAATTCTGGAAAATCATATTTACCTTTAATCGCATCGAGTAACATAATTGCATCTGGCCCTGATTCGTGAGGCGTGAATATTCCCCACGTAGTAATAGCTGAATAGTCGGCAGTTTCTTTTTTACTGAACGCTGTATCATAACTTTGAATAACATGTTTTAAAATTGGAAAGTCCCCTGTCCATGGTTGCCACCATTCTCGTTTTAAAATCGCACCTTCTTCTGAAGTTGGATTTTGCATATACTGCGCAGACCAGTTTCTAATGGATATAGACGCTTTAACCTTTTCCAGTTCCTCTAGAGACCAATACTCAGGCCAAACGGGTCTCGAATCTTCACCCTCGCCTAAAATGGCTGGGAAAGAAATTGTTTCCCACTTATCTGCCTTAGGTTCATTTTGTGATTTTATTAATCGACCTGTTAAATCATCTTGAGCCCATCTTGTCATTACAAGAACAATTGAGCCTCCTGGTTGTAAACGTTGTCTTGGTCCAGACAAGTACCAGTCAAAAGTTCTCTCCATTGCTGAATCAGACATTGAGTCTTGTTCAGTATGTGGGTCATCGATAATAAGTAAGTCCGCCCCTCGTCCAGTGATTGAACCGCCTACCCCCGCTGCAAAGTATTCCCCACCTTGATTGGTCTCCCAACGTCCCTTAGCTTTACTATCTTCTCGTAGTCTAACATCTCCAAAGATTTGTTTATACTCTGCACTGTCAATTAAATTTCTTACCTTTGCACCGAACCTTCCAGAAAGTTCTGCGTTGTGTGACACCTGCATAATTTTCATCTTAGGAAACTTCCCTATCATCCAAGCAGGAAAATAGATTGAAGCAAATTCAGATTTAGTATGCCTAGGAGGCATATTTACAATGAGCCTTCCTTTTTTGTTTTTAGATATTTTTGTAAACTCATGAGCAATATGTTGATGATGGCCCCACTTATCAGGATCTTTATCAGTACGGCATATGAAGTCTGGCCAAACATTCTTTACAAAATATAAGAAGTTATCCTGACATAATTTTATATGTTGAAGCCACACTTTTTCGAGCCTCTCTCGTAATTGATCGGTGGTCAATAATTCTGCTTTAGTCATCTAGATTCAATATACACCCGGGTCCCCTAAAAATAAACCCCTGTATTCTACAGCCAGGTACTACTTCTATGTATGCTACAAACCTAAAGCTAATTATTAAGAATGTTTAAAAAAAAATCCTAAAAAAATAAAAAATAAAAACTTTTCGTTTTTGGTTTTTGATTGGTACCTCTACGGGTAGCCCAGGCCGTTAGGCCTGGGCAGGGGAAACTATTGCGCGCCTATTCTTTTAATAGAGTTCTTAACGTTAATTATAAAGTTATTATAATCATAACGCTTAAAGATTTGCCACGCTTGTTCAACCTCACACGGTTTACTTAATGTAGGCGCCATTAACTTACATTTTTTATCATGAGGTAAGTTATAAACAGAGTGACCTAGTTCATGTAGTACTACATGTAATAAGTACTGATAACCTCTGTCTATTGCTTTTTCAGTGATCCAGATGTTATGACCTCCGCCCACGCCTAAAACGTTTTTATATTCATGAGCAGATTCACCGATTCGAACATTTACACGCGGTAAGTTAATGCCTCTGTCACGCGCTTCATATAAAATGTTTATAACTTTACGTCTTAACTTATAAACGCTGTCATTCATTTTGTAGTTTTTTATTTCTTTTGTTTTCATGTTTTCCCCTTTGTTAGTTGTTAAATTAAACATGTTTTATTTATATCCCATCTAAATAAGATAGTCAACTAATAAATTAATTTTTTTTTATTTTTATTCAACCCAGGCGTGTACACGCCTGGGTTGTTTTATGTTTATTTAACTATCTTTGTTTTTAACTCTACAGCCTCCCCATCTACTATAAATTTATTATACAGATGCGGGTGCTTCTCCTGGAAAGCTTTCACATCAAAACGCTTAGTATTTTTCCTAACCGCTTCAATATAATAAGATTTATTTTTATATTTATTTATTATAGATCCGCCCATTCGGTCTACAATCTCCAGGGCTTCCTCCTTAACGTTAACCCATAATCTATTATAAGATTTACGTGTGTCATTAATTTCACACGCTTGAAAAAGTTTACTGTTTTCAATTGGTGAAATCGCCTGGCTGTTTTTTGTTTTTTGTTGTGCTGTCATAAATTAACCTCCTTGTTAGTTTGTTGTTTTATGTTTAACACATCCCATCAATATAAGATATTTAAATAGTTGTCAAATAAAAAATTAATTTTTTTTCTAGGCCAGGTTGTACGCCTGGCCTAGTTTGGAACAATTCTAAATTAGCATTAATAGACAGAATATAAAAACAAAGGTGAAGGGATAGAATAGAGCGAATCGGATCCCCATCGCTGCAGCCTTCTCTGTCCTGGTTGGTTTGCGACTCATGAAGCAACCTTGATAAAACTATTCGTTGTCACCTTCCGCCCGAGTCCCTTTGCAACCAAACCCACAACCACGCCCGAAGGGTCTTTAAATCTTAAGTCGTGTTTATCTCCATTTATAACACGTCTGTCCATCCAGGTTCTGGGTAACTTATCCTTGAATACTACAGCAACGTTTGCGCCCTTCTCCATTGCTGCTAGTTGATCCGATTCATTCCGTCCTGAATCACTAAATGTAAAATGTAAATTCTCAAAATCATGATCAAGATAATTTAAGACTTTAGTGTATTCGTAGAATTTTACATCCGGATGCAGCTCCATAAGTGTGCTGCCTCCATCGACTTTCATTCGATGCCAGGGTAGGTCCGAAGTCCCATTGAGCCTACAAGCGAATTTATAGCCCTGAGATCTAGCCCGCTTTTTTAGCTGCTCGATCTCCTTCGATAGCTCCCAAAGAAAACCGTTTTTATTGGTCCAGAAGTAATTCGTTTTATTGACTCTGGCCCTCTGTACTGAGCCCATCTGGCCCCGTCCAGAAGTATTCAAACATGGCGCAATGCATCCTCCTGGCCCTTTGGTTGCCTTTGGACAAACATTCTTACCACTTAGATCATATGGCGCTAGATGCAAGATCGCTGTTTTATATCCGAATGCTTCACCCTTTGCCATTTTGGTTTGGCTGTAATAATTAAGCAGGGGCATAAGCTACATCCTCCCAGTTACCGTTAACCTTAGCTAATTTTATTTGATTACTATAAACACTGCCCGCCTCATCAACTAGCCCAAATTCCGAGCCCTTAGAAAAAATTAAAATAGTTTTTTTTAATCCTTTGCCTTGCTTTGGTGACTCGAGAAGCTTTCCACTGCATAAGATGACTGGGTGCAATTGGCTGCTTTTTATTTCCTGCCCTTTTTTTAGATCTTTAAACATTATCATTTTTTTTTGCTCCTTTGTTAGTTGCGGCAGCCTCAACTCTCATTCAGGGCCCTGGATCTATAGCTTAGGTTTACAACTCCTTAACGGTCCTGACATAGTAAACTACTGCCTTGATATCCCATTTATATAAGATGGCTGCAGCTGTCAACTATTATTTTTATTTTTTTTTAAATTTTTTTATTCTTTATTTATTCCGGTCCAATGAAATCTAATACTAACAGTATTAGGAAAAATCTCGGTATTGATCTCAAGATTTACCTGCGCACTAATACTAACATATATGAAAAAATTTTGGTTATTGATCGCAAGATTTACGCGCATACTAATACTAATAAAAAGAAAAATTATTCTGGTATCAATCTCAAGAAATACGCGCCAAGCTATGCTTGGCGCGTGTCAAAGTCTCGTGAGGCGTGGGACTTGGTTTTTTACGCTTGGATTTTTTTGATTGCGTCTTCTAAATTTTTGAAATTTGCAACAGGAATCACGCGTCTCGGATCTCGGATCACGAAAATTTGATATTCTGAAGAGCTTGACTGCGAGAGTGCCTCTCGCAAGATAAAAGACACGCCACCATTTTTAAAATGTGTCAAATGCCAGTTGATTTGGTACTTAGACAAACCTAAATTCTTGACATTATTAGACTTCAACTCAATCCAAATACTTTTGTTGTTTATCAACCAATAAACATCTGGTATTCCATTAATTGTTGGGCTTTCTATACGAAAAATTTGACCTTTTAACTTTAAATTTTTTATGCGTTGCCACAATAAACTTTCTGATTTTTTCATAATGTTATTAGGTCAATAACATATAAATAAAAAGCCCTCAACTGCACTCTCGCGCATTGTTAAGGGCTTTGTAGGACTTTAGCTTGAGATCAAATTAATAACTAGTATTTATCTCAATACAGGTTGCTAACTTACCTATTGGCCTAGTACCAATTCTATTTGCTCGGCAACTCCAATAAAGTTTGTGGAACTTCCAAAACTATTTCAGCTTTAGACATTTCTTTTTTCAAAGAACTAACCACGCTATTTATATGTGCGCCAGTATGTATAATCATTCTACATCTTTTTCTAACTTTATCTAAAGAATTATAGACTTTATGATTTTTCTTAACATGGTTTTTAGCTTCTTGGTAGCAAGCGTCATTTAACTTACTTTCAGCAGTAGCAGGATTTACAGTACCATTATCACCCATATACATATCTTCCCAATTACGAGCTTTACTTAATCTTTGTACTTTAGATTTAAACTGCTCACTTGCCTTTTCCCAAGCATGTTTTAATTTATTTTCCATAACTGCTTTATTATCCACAAAGTCTTCATAAGCCTTATGCTCTTTTTTAAGAGCTTCAAGCTCTTTGTGTAAGCCACACTCTTTAACAAAATTATCTTTTCTTTTATCTGCCAAAGTTTGTGCTTCTTGTGTTATTTCAGTATCAACTGATCTTTGTTTTTCGTAGAATTCATCATTAGTAAAATTATTCCAGAATTCTAACTCATCTTTTCTTATTGGTTTCATTTATTGCTCCATTTTTTTCTTTGTTAGTTTAAATTGTAGTGGGTTGAACTTGATGCAATTATTGTATTCAACCTTTTAGTCAAGAACGCACCACAAAGTTATTTTTATTTTTTGGTAGCGTAAACCCAAAGTTTATATTTCTATAACACCTATATACGCTTTGTTGTCTCGGTAATACCAATTAAAAACAACTAAAAAATTCTTTTATCCGATAGTAAAGCCACCAGAAAATTTACAAAAAGTTGCAAACTCTTTCACATTTTCTAAATTAAAAGGATAATTACCCATACTATTTCTTTTTTGTAGTATTCTATCCCACTGTTGCTTTTCTTTTTTCGGAAAATCTATTGGCGCCCAACCAGGTTGGTTGTATTTTTTCTTAACACTTTCACTAAAGGCTTGTAGCTCTTTTTCAACAATTTCATTTTTCTTTTCTGCTTTTTTTCTTAAAAGCTCAAACTCTTTAGCATATTTTTTAGTATGACCAGTGCTAATTAAATGCTCTAATTGTTGCGCAATCATTTTAGCGTCTTGGTCATTAACTTCGTGATTATCGTTGAAGTGCCATCTTTCAGCGTCTTTTTCACTTACGACTTTTGTAAATCTAATTACATAATCGGCAAGTGGTCGCCACCACCAAACATTGTTCCTAAAGTAAGTGCCACTTTGACTTTCGTATTTGTCCATTTCTTCAAAATATTTTTCTCTCTCTTCTTGAGAAAAATTTTCGTCATGTAAGTTATCTGGTCTTTCTGGTCTTTTAATTGTTGTTTGTGGATTTAATCCATATAAGTCAAAACCCATTTTATACCTCTTTTTGTTAAATTGTTAATATCCCATGAGAATAAGATATAAAATAAAATTTGTCAAACTTTATTTTTATGTAAAATAACCCAATAAAATCAATATTATTAGAAATAGTGCAGGAAAAAATATTATAAATCTTAAAATAAATGCAATAAATTCGTTCATGGATTATTAAAATAAACCCATAAAAAAATATTACAAGATACTAAATTTTTTTAATTTCTTTTATTACAGAATTAGGAATTATGGTTGTATTACCTATATTCTCAATTTTCTTTTTATCTTCACTAAAAGAATAATCTCCAAAAATTCTGGTTATACCTTTAGATTGAGAGAATAAATGACCTTTTGTAATACAGGTTGCAAGCTCACTATTTTTTAAATTTTCAAAACTAGTCCATGAGCTATCACTAACTATATCATACCACTCAACAGAAACCATTGGATATTTTTCTATTTCACTATTTACTTTTTTAGGAATTGTAATTTTTTTATTATTTCGTTTTTTAATTTTCATAAAAATCTCGGTATTTGTTCTCAAGGTTTGCAAAAAAATCTCGGTATGTATTCTCAAGATTTGGAAAAAAATCTCGGTATGTATTCTCAAGATTTGGCATTTTACTTTCCATCCTTTGTTAAAACACTAACTATACCAATTGAAGTATTCAAATGTTGGTTATGAACTTCATTGAATACTTGCATAAACCCACCGCTATTCAAGAGTTTTTTCTGGCGTGACGTCAATAATATCTTTGGCCTCTCCGATTTTACCTTCGAGTTCAGATAATCTTTTTTCAAGTTCCTCACGACTCATACCCTCCAATCCCACATGGGTTACTTCTTTTTTATCTATAAAAAATCCGGCCATCTGGCCACTTCTATACTCTGCATTTATAGCATGCCCAAATTGTTTTTTCTTCTCAGCTTCTTTACTAAGTCGCTCAAAATTTTTATACTTCTTAAGTTTATCCCCGGAATATTTTTTTAATTCCTGATTGTATCTCATTTCCATATATCTAACTACGTGTGGGTTTTTATTTGGATCTGTGAGTC